CCGATGACCGTGTAGTCAGCAGGTTCGTCAAGGTTGAAGGCGCTTTTAAGGCGGTAGCGCTGGAGAGAGACGGCGAGATAGGTGACGTCGATGCCGATCCAGTTGCGGCCCAGGCGTTGGGCAGCGGCGATGGTGGTGCCGCAGCCACAGAATGGATCGAGGACGAGATCGCCGGGGTTGGAACTGGCGGCGATGATGCGTTCGAGCAAGGCGACAGGCTTCTGGGTGGGATAGCCGAGACGCTCGGCGGCTTGCGATTGGATGGGGCTAATGTCATCCCAGATGTCCTGCAGGGGAACCCCTGGCATTTCATCCAAATAGCGCTTGTATTGCGGTACGGCCCCTGGTTTGGTTTGCACAATTCGGCCTTGGCGGTACAAGTCTTCCATGCGTTCTCTTTTGTAGCGCCAGTATCGGGTGACACCCAAGAATTCGTACTGTGGATTTCCCTTTGATGCGCCTCCAGGACCAGTTATGTCGCCAAGCCGATAGCGACGACCGTCAGGATCCTGGTACTTATAGAAACCATCCAAGTAGGTCTGATCGTAAGGGCTATGGACTTCATTTCTTGTTGCTGCGTCTGATTTCGTACAAAAGAGGATAACGTCATGGATTCGCCCCATGTGGAGTACGTTCCCTTGTTTGGTGTCACTGTGCGCACTGGTTCGCTTCCAAACGATCTCATTTCTGAAATTCTGTATTCCGAAGATCGTGTCCAGCAGCATCCGAAGATAGTGGCTCGCCGTGGGGTCGCAGTGCAGATACAAGCTGCCGGTGGGTTTCAACACGCGGTGCAGTTCCACCAGACGGGCGGCCATCATCACCAGGTAGGCCATCATCTGGTTTTCGCCAATGAATTTGCGCAGGGCGGCGATCGTGTCGCTGATGTGGGTAGGGGCGTGGTAGACAAGTTCGTGATAGGTGTCTTCGGCTTGCCGGTTCCAATGCCAGGTGTCGACAAAGGCTTGGAGTTGCGCTTCGGATTCCTTGCCGCTTTCGTGCTTAAAGAGGACGTTGTAGTTGCGGTTGGAGTTGAAGGGCGGATCCAGGTAGACGAGATCGACGCTCTCACTGGCGATGTAGTCGCGCAGGATGGCTAGGTTGTCGCCGTAGTAGAGGGTGTTACGCATGGGGTTATCATTTCCGTCGCGCATAGGCTGTCGGGCACGCTACGCATAGTTGACACGCAACGAGCGGCGTTGTATCCTCCAGCATGAAAATTGAATCGCCTGCTTCCAGGCAAAGTCAAGACGACGCCATCGGTTCGCTGCCAGGGCGTCGTCTTTTTGTTGCGCGCGATTGTAATGCGAGTGCGGGGAATTGGGCAAGTGGCGGATGGATGATGGTGCCGTGTCGCCACCTCTCCGCTGTTTGTGTCGCTTTGGGATTTCCCAAACTGGTAACGCAAGCGGTATCCCAGGGGCGTTGTCTTGCTGTTACATTAGAACAGCCGTGCGAGGCTTGCATGCTTGCTGCCCCAATGATATGATTCCGTCAGCAAAAGAAAAGCCCCATGCTGGCGGCACAGGGCGATTTACGAGTGTAGTGCTTTGGAGCGGGCAGCTACACCCCAAATTTATCACATTTGATTGTTCGGGTCAAGGTTGAATCCTTGCACATTCAATCAAGTGCTGATTTTGCGCCGCCTGCCCACAACTTGGCGGCCTTTCTTTTTGCTCTAAAGCAGGCGGGGCGAGCCAATTCACTCTTCGCATATTGATGGTGACGCATCAATATGACTCAGGCGAGTAAAGGGGGTGATAAGCAAATGCCAAAACTGACTGTACGTCGTTCTATGCAGGTCAAGTGGATTCTCACTTGCTCCTGCGGCCGGAAGTACACAGTGCACCGTGGGCAGACAATCCGTTGCGCATGTGGCCGCGTTTATCGCTTCTAAAGCGATATAGCACATAATACGAATTGGCTCGCCCCATCTGCTTTAGAGCAAAGAACATTTCTTATATACCATGCCTTTGCACAAGTCAAACTAAGTTCGACGGCATACCCTTTGCGCGCTGTCGCCCCTAATCTTTTATACTTCGGACCGCAGGCGCTTGGCGACACCGCTCGCCATTCCCTTCATGCTCTCGTAGTCCTTACCGGCAGCGGCAGCCATCGCCTCGCCCAGCGCCTTCACGCCGATGCCGCGCCCGCTGGCGTCGGTCTGCAATAGCTCCGGGTGGGCCGGCAGATAGTTCGCCAGCGTCCACTCGTACCAACTGTCAGCGGCTGCCGGCGCCAGTTCATTGGAGTTCACAGGCGCCAGTTCATGCGCCAGTTCATTGGAGTTCACATGTGTAGACCCTCCCCCAGCCGCCCGTGAACTCGCCGCGGCCTGACGCCGCTGCACGCCGGCCAGCGCCAGCGGCAGCACGGCGGCCATGGGCCAGGTGCCGAAGACCGTCCCGGCGAAATGAAACTGGTACGGCGCCAGCTTGTGGGCGTCGTAGTAGCCGCCGGCGGCGCCGTAGTTGACGGGCAGGTAGCCGGTGACCGGCTCTGCGTTGGCGCTGATGCCGCGCGGCCAGCGCTGGTCGACGACCTGATCCTCGATCAGTACATGCACGCCGGCGGCGCCGGCCTCGCGCAGGATCAGCGAGAGCGGGTAGAGCACCTCATCCAACACACCCTCGGCCTGCGCCGTGGCGCAGAGTGCGCCGAACTCGCTGATTACCACCACCACGCGCTGCGGCGGCTGCTCCAGTGCGGCGATGTTGGGCGCGCCGTGCTGTCCCAGCAGCGCATCGCGCTCCTGATAGAGCTTGCACAGGCGCACGACGGCCTGGGCGAAGTGGCGCGGGTCGCGCGTGTCCACCAGGTCGGCGCGGCCTTCGAAGGCGGCCCAGTCTTTAAAGCGGCGACGGTCCAGCACGATGAGGCGGGCGCCCGTGCGCACCGCGCCGGCGGCCAGGGTCTGGATCAGGTTGGTCTTGCCGCTACCCTGACTCTTGCCGTGCACGCGCAGATGTGGCGCCTGCAGCATATCCCACTGGACGATCTCGCCGTCGTCCGTGCCGGCGCCCATGGCCAGCCGGGTGCGAGTGTTGGCGTCGAACGCCTCCTCGGGCGTGTAGATGCGCACGGGCGGCGCCGGCAGCGCAGGCAGCGCGGCGGGCGCCGGCTGGGGCATAGCCGGCTGATGGCGCGGCCCGTCAATGAGTTTGGCGGCGGCGGCGGTGATGCGGTCGCCGCGGTGCTGGCTACCCCATTCGCTGCTGCGGCTTTCGTCGCCCTGAAACATGGCCTGAGCGGTTCTCGTTCTCTCGACCATGGCCCGGATGGTGGCCTGCACCTGCCAGCCGGCGGCGGGTTCGTACTCGAAGGCGGCGCCGGTGGCGCGGTCGAGTACGAGGACCGGCCCCACCATTGCGTTGGGGTCGATAATCGCCACGCCGTTGTTCTTCGTTTTCACTCGCTGCAGCGGGTAATGGCCATCCTGCTGGCGCAAACTCTTGATTTGATGCTTGCGCACGATGATCCACGCGGCGATGCCGCCGCCGACAACGATGGCGACGATGGCCGTGATGAAGAGTGTCCAGGCGGCCACGGTCAGAAACGTGCCGACGAAGGCGAGGGTCGCGTCGACGGTATCCGGCCGCATCATGGCGGCGGAGACGATCAGCGCTGTGAGAAATGCCCAGAATCCGATCCAGAACCATTTCATCGAGATACCTCAAAGATAAAGCGCCAGGCTGTTGACCTGGCGCTTTGCGGTGTGCTAGACTTTTGCCCGACACGCCTGCTACGACAGGTCTGTCACCGTCGGCTGGATGTTCAAGCATCCAGCCGACACACCCCAGTGTAGCACGGCTGTTCTATGCGTGTCCACACCCCTACTTCCCTGGTGGTCGTCATGGCGTCACCGCACCAGCAGCGATTGCGCTACAATGCCATTCTCGGTCAGCTTCATGGCGTCGATAGGCACATCGGCGTCAATGTCGTCCGACGTCCACTTGTTTGGCCATGTGTCCACGCGCCAGAGGTGGCGAATTCTTGCTTCCTCGTACTGGTCAATCAGATCGACCCCAGCGCGTTGCTGGATGTCGAGAACGCAGTCTAGGCCGTAGGCGCGCCCCCGCATGGTCAGTGGTCCCATGCGCTGTGGGTTTGTGGCCCATTGACCATCCTGACGCATCTCTGGCTCAAGTTTTCGCTTTCGCCAGCGCGGCTTAGTGAGTTCCTCATAGAGCGGTCGCAATTCCATGAGCGGCCGCAGATGCTGCCATTCATCCTGTCGCAGCAGTCGCTCTAGGGCATTGTCACGACTCGCCAGATTGCAGCCAACACAGCCGGTGCGTATGTCCTCATCGCCGTACACTGCGGCGACGCCGCTGGTGTCGAATCCATGGCGCTCCTGCTCGAAGTAGAGCCAATCAAACACATGACATAGTCGCCAGTGCAACAACGGCGCCAGTGTGTCCGCTATACTCTCTGGCGTCGCAACCTGAAACCAGCCCTGTCCACATTCGCCGCTGTCCTTCGAGCACGACACGGCGATCCGTTGGTCGCGTGCCGCCGACTCTCCCAACCGGACGCCCGTGAGCATCAGCAGCTTGGCGTCGGCTCGCTGGCGTAGCTCTGCGAGGGCGGCGTGCATTGGTTCGATTTTGAGTTGTGGTGTGCACCACCGAAACCGGTTCTTTGGGGGTGGAACACCGCGGCCAAACATGTAGACATAGAAGCGGTCATCCATTAGCGGCTGGACCACTTCAGCGCGATAGCCGGCGCCCCTTGCCTGGTCGAGGATGCGCAAAGCAGCCTGCTGCAATGGCGGCAACTCCATGCGTGTGTCCGCATAGAGCACAGTCAGTGATTCTGGCGCCGCCACGCGCCCGGCTTGCAGCGCCCACAGCACAAATGCAAGCGTGGCTGTCGAGTCTTTTCCGCCACTATAGGCGATTGCCCAGTGGCGGTATCGTTCGCCGTAGGCGTTCAGGCTAGCGACGCTCAGGTCGATGGCGTCCGGCAATGTCAGGCGATCTGCCTCGAATAGCGATTGTGTTCTCATGCTTCACATCCCCATCAGCGCCGGCTGTAGCGCACAAAGCATTTCCGCGCCACTCATGGCTGCTCCTCTTCTTCCGCCCGGTTGATATACCGATGCACGACGGCGTCGGTGTGCGCCTGGCCGCGTTCCAGGATGGCGACGCGCACGGTCAGCGACGTGACCATTGCGTACAGTTCGGCAAGCTCGTCGCTGGCGATGTGGGGCATCGTGGCGCCGGCCAGCAGCAGGCCGACGATCCAGAATGCGGCGAGTAGTACCCGCATCCATGTGGGATGCGGCGTGAACTCTTGTTGGTTTGGTGGCGGCCGCAGCGGGGCGCCGATGCGCGGCGGATCGTTCTGTTGGTTGGTCACGGCTGCACCTCTGCTGGTTTTAGATCTGCGGGAGCATCCCATAACCCTAACGCGCCGCGCGCGGGAAATGGTTTCTCCAAAGGCCGAACATTATCCAGCAGCCACGCATAGCGTCCGACTGTGAAATCCCCGAACGCCAGTTCGCGGTCGGTGACGGGATAGTGAAATCGGCGATCTGTCGGGCCGATCCAGTCCCACCCCTTATCGTGCAACGGGATGAATTTGACGGCGACCAGTTGGCATGTCGCCACGATGAAACCGCGCGGCAAATCGCCGAGTGCCCGCTTGCCCGGGTCGAACAAATCACCCAGCACGGTGGTGAATTCCGGCGCGCTGCGGACAAAATCTGCAACCCAACCGGGCAGGTTTTTGCCGGCATGTATGGCCAGCGGGCCGCGGTAATTGGTGCTCCAACTACGCGTTTCGATGCGTTTATGCCCCTGGGCGATCAGGGTCGCCCAGGGCTGTGTAATGGTAAGTGCTTTCACGGCGTAATTCCTATGTCGTCGAAAAATCGGTTGACTAGCAGTGCGGCCTGGCGCGTCGAGTACACGGTATGCTCGTACCATCGAATCCATTGAACGCCGTCAATTACGCACTCGCATTTGGTCTGCCCGTTGTACGGGTATGACACTACAAGTACGATTCCGTAGCGCCGGTTGTAGCGCACAAACGTAATGCGTCCGATGTCGTCTGGCTCATGGGCGATGAGTTCTGTTTGGCCACGAGCATGGATATTGAACGCCATGAGATCGGAGGCGGGCTGTATCATGGCTGCGCCTCTGCGTTTAGGATTTGGATCAGCCGGCGCAGTTCACGCGCCGCGACCAACGTCTCGGTGTGTTTGCCGGTGATGTCGCCGAAACGGGCG